TTTACTCCTACCACTTTTATCGCCACTGTGCCTATGCGTCTCAATACGTTAAGCCTTACCTGGACCCTCATTTTGATGGCTATTTCAAGCATCTATGGGGGTTTGACAGGATTTTTCGGAACTATCGTTGATAGTGTCCGTGCTTGGATAGCAATTGTAGTCTATGTGTTGGATTACATACGCTATGTCCATGGGTTGGTAACATATGTGTTTCATCAAATATGGTTGCCGATCGCTGCAGAATATGGTCGTTTTGTCACCGTGTTCCGCCCCGAGCCCGTTGTGTGGTACAATAGGTTGTGTCTCAGTCGGTTCTATAGTTATGCCCTGGCAAGTTTGCCATGCTGGGGGCAAGCTTGTACTGATACACCTGTTTTTGGCAGCGGTTATTCTTCTACATTGCTTGATGAGTTGAGTTTGTGGGCTCACTCTCGCGAATACCGCCGACAGACCTGTGTTGCCTATATCACATGGTCTGACCTGGCACTGCTAGGCTTCATTCTGATCCTGATTGTGTTCGGGGTCCGAGTCATTGTTCTTATAGCTCTGGATAGGCTTAATCTATCTGACCCCATTGGACGCGCATGGTCAAGTCGTTATATCACTTGGCTAATTGCGTTGACTAAACAACCAATGTTGGACGTTAATACTGTTCGAAAGACATTTACGTCATCACAAGGTGTGAAACCTCAAATTAAACAGAATCATACTCATCCTGAGTCTGCTGCTGTGAGGAATGCGAGTACCTCTACGATCGAGTTGATCTGTTCCGTACTTGGTGTTGTTCCTTATTTTGTGCAAATGTCTAAGTCTGACGTTCGAAATAAAAGATCTGGGTCGAGGTCTTTTTATTGGGGAAAAGACATCGGAGTCGAAGCGAGCGTGTTTAAACCGCCTGCTGATTCTGTTGTCACCATTATTGATGCTGATATGTACATGGATATGCCTTTTTTATTAGCTAACCATGTCTATACTTACATGATATCCACGTTCCAACCTACTTCAGCTGCTAGTGATGCA